AACAACGTCAGGCAAAAGTAAATCAACGCATGTTAGAGTTAATTGCTTTAGTTACAGAGGATTGGGGAAAGGTAACAGCTTATTCAAACGATTACCGTACAAAGGGACAGGAAATGAATGATGCAGAGGCAGCACTACGTGAAATCCAAAAAATGCAATCTCCTCTTCAAGAGTTGGAAGCTTTATTAGTTATTGATGTACAAAGAAAAATGAAAAGAAAGGATGTTGAAAATGACTAAAGATCAGGCGCTACAAGCTACCGAGATTTTAACTTTTAAGAACGATTTAGAACCTCATCCTTCTATTTTCTCCATTTACACAAATGATGAAGTAGTTTTAGAGTTTATGCGCAACGGAGATATCTTTGTTAAAGGAAAGTTAGTAGAGAACAATCAAGAGGTTGTAAATGGCGTGAAAGAGTGGCTAAGAGATCAGGGGTATTTTTATGGCCAATAAATTAAAGGTACCAGAAGAAGTAAAAGAAGCTATCGAACTATTCAGAAAGTATAACCCTGTATTTAAACATTCTGATGATACAACAGTTCTTATGTATGCCTTAGACTACACAACGGCTCACACAATGAAAGAACGAACTAATCAGAAGTTATTGCATTGAGGAAGGAAGGGGAAGGTATGAGAACGAAATTGTTGCAGAAAAAAATCAACTTTATAGATTTATATATTTTTCTAATGAATATTGAAATACAGGGGTTAGATAGTCATTTACATGAGGTATCAGTTTCATTATTAGACGAAATTAAAAAAGAGGGCTTTGCTCACTGGAGAGGTAAAGTATTTACTGAAGATACTTTACTTAAAGTATTAGGAGAAGAGGAGGGTATTTTAACTGACTACAACATCTATCATACTTCCGGGGGACCGGAAGCGGTCCTTAAGTGTAGTTCTGGGAATGGTTTTACGATTCACCTTAAAGATGAAGATCAAATTATTAAATTGTATCAATACTTACTCGATTATGTAGCAGGAGATCCTTTGGCTAGAAAATCGTTATCTAGCTGGGAAAGAGAGTTTCTAGATGTTGTAGAAAAGAATGATCGTAGTTTCGGAAGAATGATGCAAATTGTTAGTTCAAGGTGGCAAATGAAAGATCCAGAAGGGGCATTGACTGTAGGACCTTGTGCAAGCTTTGTAAAACATTATGGTTCTTATCATAAAGTACTCGATGATAATCAAGTGATGAAGAAAGCTTTAGAAGATATAGACAAGTTCAAACCCTCATTACAAGAAGATTATTTAACTCAAATTTACGATTTAAAACAAATAGCAGTTGATGCAATCCATCCTTTTTAAAAAAACCTTACTGGTATTATCCAGTAAGGTTTTTATTATGCGTTAGTAGAATTTTTTTGCTTTCTCTTTTGAGATTCCTCTATAAATTTATTATATTCTTCTTCCGTTATTTCAACTTCAGATAATTCTTTAAGATTATCCATGGGTTTTACACGGATACGACGTTTATATGTCCACCATGTTTCTTTTGTATGAAGATTAGAACATTTTCGTTTAATAGGTTTTGTAAAATAAGAAAAGTAGCCTTCAAATATTATACGATAACCGTCCCTAAGTAGCTCAGAGAGTACTTTTAGTGCGCATTCAATAATCTTTTGAAAATCACCATCTGTATACTTTTCTAACAACTCTGGATGTTCTTGTTCTATCTTCTTACGTACTGCTATTGAGAACCCTTTATTTCTAATTTGTTTTTCCGCCATTTAATCCAATCCCTCTCTAAAAAAAACTATGACTATGTAAAACAGAGAAAGAAAGGAATTAGTAAGCATAGGGAGCCTACTACGGAACAAGTAAGACTTCTCTAGCCTAATCGCTCATTAGTTCCTATTCCTTTCTTATCCCTTCAACTCTCTTGAGAATTTTATGCCCTATACACAAAACTGTATGGAGAAAGAGAAGCTATCCTCCGAAAGTTGAAGAGTTCTCTGTATCATCTATGAGTTCATCTTAACTTTTTTTTTATGAATATTCAAACTTAATTTTTATAATTTTTGGCATTTTTATCAAAGGAACCCATTTACAAAATTGTTTTTTTGTTGCTCGTTCCATGGTGTGAATCCTTCTGAAAAATTCCCTTTTTGTCCCGTCATTTGTCTAGTTAAAGGATTATCAAGTTTATCTTTCATTCCTAAAATTGTCGCTTCTCCAATGGTGCGTGTAGCGTCCCTATATGAGGAGGTTTCAAGCCAGTTTTGAGAAGCAAGATCTACTGTAGATACTCCGCTTAACGTTTGGTCAAATTGCAATGGTTTCTTTTGTACTTTAATATGAGGACGGTTTTTCAACTGTTCCCATGCAGATTCTGTAATAATGCTTCCTTTTTTTACAATAATTTTCATTGGATTTCGTATGTCGCTATAATCTTGAGCTGCAATCGCTCCAATGACATTCATTCTGTTCGCATAATCCNTNGGAACGGAAACNACTTTACCTGCTTGTTGATTGTACTTATTCAAAACCTTCACAGGGACTACCTGACCGCTAGCAAATGGAGACGTTCCTGGATCAGTTACAACAGCTTTGCCCATTAGGTTAGAAGTGGCCACTTCATAATGGCGTCGGTCTGTATTCGTGATATCCCCTTTGCGATATGCTTCTTCCAAGCTATCAGTTAGATACTGTTTTGCAACATCAGGACCTTGGTACATAAGCACATCATGAGGATTACGAATCGTTACACGATCACCGTTTGCATCAAACTCTTTCGTAAGAAGGTCACCACGTTTAATCGATACACCTTCTTTTACATAATCCGCAAGCGGTTTTTTATTAAGCTTATATTTTTTCTTATCAACCGTTACAATCGTTCCAGTTAGCGGATCTTTTGTAATACTTGTGATGACTCCATCTTTCTCAGCGATAACTGCCTCTACTTCAGAGTTTGTAAGATTCTTAGGCAAACGTAGAATCTCTTGAATACGGTCAAATGCACCTGATGCACTACTCTGTGCACCACCGACATGGAACGCCTTCATAATGGCCTGCTGACTCGGCTCTCCAAGCGCTTGGGCAGCGATTGAACCAATTGGACTACCAATCTCTACGAGGTCGTTTGTCGTGCCGCCTGGTCTAGTTCCGTAGCATTTCTGGCATACACCAGAAGAAGACTTACAAGTTAATGGACTACGCACATTTACCTTGCCTTTTGCTCGGGTACGAATCATCTCCTCTTGTTGAACAGTAAGAGGGCGGCCAGTGGCTTTGATAGATCCTCCTTTATCTAATGGAACGTCTTTTAGAAGGACACGACCATGAATGGCACGCTTATCAGCATCAACATTCATATCTAAATTAACTCCAATCGTATCTCCGCAATCTTTTTCAGAAATAACTGTTCCTTTATTCGTCATCCATAACTCACGAGTTAAAGCTCCAGGCTTCTCAGATTCAATTGATTTATCGAGAATACCTTTCCGGCTATCATAAGATAAATCCCAGAACTGATCTGGTGTTAATCCATCTAAGTGGGAAGCGTTGATAGGTCGAGTCATTTCACCTGTTACACTTTTACCGACACCTAGAATACCGCTCATTGCGTTAATTTGGCCAGCGTTACCCCTTGCACCAGAAGACCTCATAATTTCTATAGGGTTATTAGGGTCAAGGCTGTTTTCAATAAGCTGTTTCATCTGACCTTGAACAATTTGAGACTTCTCTTGTTCCATCGCATCCTGAGCATCAATCATACCGCTTGCTAGCTTATCCTTATACTTTTCTTTAAGCTGCTTATCAGCAGCAGCAAACAGTCCATCCTTATCAATCTTCCGTACTTCATCAAAGTCTCTAAATCCAATACTAATGCCCGATGTAGTAGCAGAGTGGAAGCCTACATTTTGTAGACGATTGATTGTTTCAACAGCTTTCATTGTTCCACCACCGCTTTGAGCATTGATAATGTCCATTAAGATGTTTTCCATCTTCTTTTTATTGATGTCCACATTATCTTTATAGTTCTGGAAGCCACGAGGTAAGCTGAGATTAAAAATGTGACGACCTGCAGTAGACGTTACTTGACCTAGACCAGGTACATTCATTCTGACAGCATCATACGTTTTCACTTCACCTTTATGGTAAGCAGCTTCTAAATCTTTTAGTGACTTAAACTCTTTAGGAGTGCCTTCGGGCATGCGATCACGTGTCATATAGTAAATACCTAATTGCATCTCATGTTTTAAATCGGTTATTAAACTATTATTTGTAGGGTTTAATAAATTTTTAGATGGTAAAAGTTTTTCTTCCGCTTCTTTAATTGCATCCGTTGTAATCGGAAGGTGAACAGCCATCGTGTCCCCGTCAAAATCAGCATTGAAAGCTGTTGTTACTACAGGGTTTAAACCAATTGCACGTTTCTTTACGCCATCTTCATTCCACAAAATTTTAGGATAAAAAGCTTGCAAGGAATGTCGGTGTAGAGAAGGTTGACGATTTAAGATTACCGGACGAGCGGCAGATACTTTTTCTAATGCACGACGATACTCAGGTGTATGATGCGTCATGAACTTTTTAATTTCTTTCGTGGAATATCTCTGTTTCTGCAATTCTCTCAAAATAAGCGGCTGGAACATTTCAGCAGCCATATCCTCTGGAAGGGCTACTTCATCTAGTTTAAGTGTAGGGTCAACAGCAATTACAGAACGTCCAGAATAATCTTGAAGCTTTGTTTGCATCTTCGAACGAACAAAGCCACGTTTTGATTTCAATGTATGCATGATCCCTTTAATATCTTGGTCACGCTTATCATCTTTAAATGCAGGACCAACGCCAATAATGTTCTTAATCGAATTGTAGTAATCAGACTTCGCACCGCTATATACGGAACGATCCCATTTGAGAGGGTCACTGCTTTCCGCTTTTTTCTTATACTCTTCATTCTGTTTAAGTAGGTTTTGATAAAGTTGAGAAATCCCATCTTCAGCAAATGTCTTACCACCATTCATTGAAAGAGGTTTGCGGTATTTGAGTGGAAGTACTGGTACAGATTCCATTAGAAAATCTGTTGGTTCTAATCCCTTGTCTAAAGCACGAGATAGAGCCATCACATGCTTTTGTGCTAAAGAACGTTCTGGAACTGTTCTAGCCTCTTTTAAACGCTGTTCAGCATTTTTTAATTCTGTTGTTAAATCTACACCTTCCACTAAACGAGTAAGTGCAGATCCGCCAGTGTCAGCCGTAACATCTTTTCCTGCAAGCTGAAGCTTATCCAACTCAGTCATATCGACTAATTGATTTTCCTCAAGTCCTGAATCTTTTGGATCGAATACAACAAACTTTTTACCATTTACAATCTCTTTAATATCTTTCTGGCGCAATCCTTTTGAAAGCAGCATTGCTTCATAAGGACGTGAACCTTGATCGCTTTCTAAGAAGAGAGGATTTGGAACAGGTTCAATTAAATCAATGCGGCCCCAATGATCTCCGTTTTCTCCAAAAATAGTGGGATCATAAATACCGCCATCAGCAAACGTATTTGTTCGTGCCTTTAATCCTTTCGCTGTAGTGACAGGAGCAGCACCTAATTTCTTCAGTTCATCCCGTTTCATAGGGTTCAACATTAGCTCAGTGAACTTATCATCTAAGGTTACTTCCTTATCATCACGTAGCGGCGTCATACTTACACCAGCTGCATATAGCTTATCTTGCAGCACTTTAAGCGATTGTGGAGTTACAGGGTCAGGAACAGGAACACCTTTACGAATAGCATTAAAGATTTCAGCACGTTTCTTTTTGTCGCCAGCACCATCAGACTTTAACGTAGTCATTTCGTGAATATTGTGTACCGCTCCAGCAGAGGTTAATGACCAGAACTCCATACCACCGACACCCTGCGGATTGTGGCGATCTCCATCAATGTTACCGCTCGTTTTACGAGGTGACTGTAATTCTTCACTAATTGCACCACGCATATTCCGCTGCGTAATCTTTCCTTCAACCTTATGTTTTAGCTTTAAGATATACATTGGTCCCACAGTTACAGGATTTTCATAGGGTTTACCTGTTTCAGGGTTGATTAAGGTTTGCTTACCGTCCGGCATACCAATGTCTTTTAACTCCTGTTCTAGCTTTTCACGTTGACTAGAATCGAAGTTTAAAACATTGTATGAAGATTTACCTTTCTTCTCAGCAACTAAGCCAGCATTGACTTCTAGAAGCTGTCCGATATTTTTTCGACTCGGAACGGCAAGAGGGGAGAAGATTAACTCAATGGGTTTACCATCGGTTTGGTGAGGCATCTCTTTATCTGGAACAATCTTAGTAATTGTCCCTTTATTACCATGACGACCACTCAGCTTATCCCCGACCTCCATAGGTTTGAAGGAAAGGAGCTTGATTTGAGCTTTTAAGTTACCTTCACTAGTAGGTGTCACATTTACGCTAATGACCTTCCCTTTTTGATAACCAACGACTTTTCGGCTCACATCCTTATATATATCAGACGGTAATTCGATGATTTTGTTTCGCATCATGCGACGAATATCTTTTTGACCAGCAGATAGGTCTTCTTTTTCTTTTACCTTAACAGCGGCTACAAGATAATCTCCGGCAGTTACATCCGTTCCTTTTTTAATAATCCCGTTTTCATCTAGTTTGCCTAGAATACCCGGAGAAACATGCAGATCCTTTAGCAGCTTCTTAGCTTCAGGTGTACCGAACTTCACTTTGCCTTCCTGGTTCTCTAATTCAAATTCAATCGTCTTAACTTCTTCACTTGCCATTTTCTTTGCAAAGCCCTCTGAAACTACTACACCATCCTCAAAGTTGTAGCCTTGCCAAGGCATGTAGGCAACGCGGATATTACGTCCAAGTGCTAGCTTTCCGTCCTTAGATTGCCATCCGTCAGCAAGTAATTGATCTTTTTTGACCTTATCACCAACTTGTACAACAGGCTTGTGGTGAATGTAACCACCGGATTTCCCCGTGGTAAAATAATTCAGTTTCTTTACTTTCTCTGTTCCGCTGCCTGTATCAACTTCGATATAATCATCGGTAATTTTCTTTACCGTTCCAGCAACAGGAGAACGTAGGATATTAGAAGCTCGTTCTGCCATTTCTTCTTCAACCGTTTTACCTGTTACAGGATCAGAGACACTTTGTACAAGGGGAGCTTCAGGGTTTTCAAGACTAAGAGATTGCTTCTGCATACCTGCGCCCATTAACATACGCGCACCATCGTTATGGCTTCCAAAAGGGATAAGAGCAGTCGAATGACTCATGTGGGCAGAGGAGCTGGAGTCGATTAACGTTACTTTGTTGCGGGGGACATTTTCGAATCTACCTTTATGACGAACTCGAACAGTATCATTCTTAAAACCTGTGATTCTACCATTATCGTCTTTCGAAAGGGTAGGAGGGGTGTTGAATGCAATGTATTCCTCGAATTCATCGAGCGGATCAATATCATCAATCACTTTAGAGGTATCAATCTTACCATTGGTCACTCGGTAAAATTTAGAGTAGAGACGACCATTTTTAACTGTTGCTCCAGATGCAAAATGTTGCACTAATCCCATTCGTTGAGATTGTGGCGTTTCAACCGCATCAATTTTAGCAAACGCTGTATCTTGTAGGTTACGATTATAGTTAGAAGCGGCACGGGTAGATAAACCGCCAGTACCTAAAGAAGTCACCTTATAAAGCTTTTGGTGGAGGTCTAAAGGATTCGATGTATCAACTAATTCAGCAATGTCACTTTGATAGAGCTGTTTTGTACCTTTATAAATATATTGGTCAGGCTTTGCGTTCATCGTCTGACGCTTTTGTTCATTCATATCCGTATATGTTATGCGGCGAAGACGGTTATTAATCCATTCTCTAATACCTTTTCGGACATATTCCCCAACTGTATCTTCTGGCGATTTGATTTCTTTAAAACGGAAATCGTCAGGATCTGGGGAAACACCAGGCTTCTTATACTCTTTTACAAGTTGAGAGATGGTTCCTAAAAGGGCAGTTGCATCAAATGAACTAGCACTTTCACCAATCGTTTGCTTATTTAATTTCTGAGAGTCTTCGCTGAATGTAAGGTTATTATTCATGAAGTCTAGGATTTGTTGCTTTGCTTCTTCATCACCAGGAAACTCTTTTGCAAAAAAAGCACCATAGATTTTACGTGGTGAAGTAGTAGTAGCGTTCTTCATAAATGAATTGTAAAGTGTTTCATTATTAATCGCCTGCTTAATTTGATCATCAGTTACACCTAGAAATCTTAGAAAGGGAATAACGTCGATTTGGCCAGGACTTGTTTTACCATAGTCCATGGATAAATCGGATATTTTCATTTGCCCTCTATTTGTATCGAAATCAATTTTGAAGCGCTGATAGCCAGCTCTTACATCAGCTGTGAGCATTTGAGTGCGATTGACGTTACGAACAGGGCGTACAAAGATACCGTTTCGTCTTTGCATGCGATTTAATACAACAATTTCATTACCTGCAGTTACATAGCTGCCTCGATCTGTTGGATAAGGGACACGTGTTAAAATCGTTTTCTGTGACTTAACAAGCTTATCTTTAAAGTAAACTTCAACCGTACCACGTACCACTGCTTCAATAGAATCATCGTTTAAAAAGGCTTTTTGTTGGTCTTCATATGTGACGGAAGGCTCTTTGATTTCAATATCTTTCACTTCAAAACGATAATCTCCGCGTTCAAAAGGAAATGCATTGTTGAATTCGTTGATTACATTAGCCTTTAATTTGGCAACTGCCTGTTCATGATTAAACTTTTCCATTATGCACGACCTACCTTCCTTTTTCTAACTTGGTAATCCACTACAACAATTGAACCGTCTTCTGTAGGGAAAACATGTTGCTTTATAATACGTACATCTTTATCTTGCAGCAGTTCATCAAGCTGATGATCATCCTGTTCAACCCGGAATCGCTTCAGATAACGTTTGAATTTGGTTTCTCGTTCTTCGCATGGAGAGAATCGTAAGTTTGCTGTGGTGTAGCCCGTTTCAAACGAGCAGGAGATTTTTAGGGAGATTAAGCGCAGACAAGGGTTGTTGAGAAGTTCGTTTGCATTGGAGGCGTAGATTGATAAGTCAAATACACGAAACATCTTACACGCCACCTTCACGACGAGGAGGAAGTTGTGTTGGCATTGGCCTCATATCCGTTTCTGTTCCTTCCTCAGCTTGTAATTGATTATAGAACATTAAAGCGCGTTGTGCTGTAGCTTGAGGGAGCTTAGAGATAGCATTTGCCCTCTGCGCTTCCGACATGTTCATAAATTCCTGCGCAATCTTTAATGCTTCTCGGTTTTGAGTTCCACCACTACCAGAGCGTCCCTTAGGCTCTTCCCTGCGCTCCCCTTCTCCTGGGGTAGATGGTTGTCCGGTTGGTTGGTCAGATGGTTGTCCCTGCTGAGGAGTGCCCTCTTGTTGAGGATCTTCTTCAGATTCATATGCACCAGGAGCCGGTTCAGGAATTTGAGGACCGTTAGCTGGGTCAACTGGCGGCATCTGTCCTTTTTCTGCTGCTATTTGCTGCATTTTTTCATTCATATCCATTTGACTCAGTTGCAACTCGAATTGCTCTTGAAGCTTACGCAAGCGCTCAGATTGTAGCTGCTTGACAACCTTTGTAGAATCTAATCCGAGAACTTTCTCGTACATGATTTCGTCTGGAAGTTTTCCTTGTTGATTAAGGTTAATCATTAGCTGTTTTTGTTGGATGTCATCTTGCATTTTTAATTCACTAAGCTGTACTTTTACAAGCTTTTCGTTATCATCAATGGTTTCCCATTCGCCACGAATTTCCGCTAATCGTTTAATAAGGAAATTGTTAATGTAGTGGAGTAGTTTTGTGCGGTAGGTGATGAAGTGATTCTCAAGGATACGTAAAGAGGTGGTAGAACCGGAGTAAGAGACACCGCCGAAGATAAATTCTCGTGGAACTCCCATAGCAGCAAGGATGGTTTCTTGCAGCTGTTCCAATTCAGGGACGAGAAGTAATGCTTTCCCTTGACCGCCATGTTGGATTTGTTGAATAGGGAGGGGGCTGATAATTTGATAGTTTGGATCATCAAGCTGTTTTTTTAACTCAGAGGCAAAGTCATTAGCAATATCAGCAAAATCCATTCCAGGAGAAAATTCTTGAGTTTCGTTAAAGTAATAGATACGGCGGGGCACTATATGTTCATAAGCCAGCGCCTCTTGAGCCTGTCGTAAAACGTTGCTATAGAGTATAAGCTTCATAGCATGGAGAACGGGGGGAGTAGCCCAAAGTCCATCATCACCAGATTCAGAAGGCATTTGCATGTGATACACGTATTCGCTTTTCAACCTTACAAGGCCACGCTTCGCAACCGCATCCTTAAAGATTTTTGGTATCTTATCGTATTTTTCTTTCGGCTTTTGCGTTTTAATAACTCGCTTTAATTCAGGAGGGATATCATAGAAGTACATTTTCTCTCCTGATTTTGGGTCTTTATCAATCTTTAAACGGGTGAGATCAAGTCGTTGCACGCTTTTCCATACAACTTCTTTCTTCTGAATAATCTCACCTGTTTCAGGTACTCGACGCTTAACGATCTTAACGCCGGGTTCAGCAAAAACAACCATGTTACCGTATAAGAAATAGTCATAGCCGACTTCGTTCATATGAGTATATAAATCTATATCTTCACTTAAAATCTCGTCATAGAATTTATATGTCTCACTTGGCTCTTCACTATCTGTATCATTGGTGTCTACGTCCTTTTGATCAGCCTCTTCTGTATCATCAAGTATCCAATCCGTGATTGGAAAGGTAGCGAGAGAACGAACAGCGGAACCAATCAAAGGGTCAAACTTGAAAAAATATCTACACCATTTAAAAATCTCTTTATAATCATCGGGAATTTGCATATCTCCTAGTGTAAGGAAGGAGGAGCGGTACTGTTTATAAGCGTTGTTGCTCATTGTTGAGTTAGGATGAGCAACCTTTACGTGACCGCTAGATGTTCCCGTCAATTTATCTACAAATTTAGCCATTTTCTCTTCCATTTTGGAAATATCATTTTGTTGATCTTTATCCACGTACTACACCTTCTTCCTTAAGCTTTTCTAAGGTATAAACTAATTCTTGATGTTTGTATTCAAGAAAGATACCAGCCATAAAGTGAGCGACTGTTGTTTCAGCTGCCATATTCGCAACGCCAGTACGGAAATCAGCATCTACAGGCTCAAGTAAACCATTTCCTAAAACTTTCTTAATGGATGTGTAAGGATCATCAACTTGTATTTGTTCAGCATGCTCTTTCAGTACATCATCGGCAATCTCAGTAATTTGGGTAGTCATGGTGTGTTGTTGGTCAATGCCAGCTTCATCTAAAACACCTTGAGCATCACGTTCTTTCCATTTCCGTGCTAAAAAGCCATTTACACTTTTGAAGAAGTCTTTTTCAGAAGGATTGTCTTCATCATAAAGCTGATTCGATACAAAGCGAACGCCTTCATTCATTAGTTCCTCAGATACGTAAGCGGCGATATTGTCATGGAATTGAAGGAATACTTCATCTCCGTCATACGCTTTTGCTACGTCCAAGCCAAATAGAATCTCTTCAAAAGAGAGGTTACCTTGAAATTCTTCAAATAAAATACTTTTGGAATTAACGCCTCGTATAAATTTCTCAAAGGTGAGGGGAGCCTGATACATCGTGTGTTCTTCTGAAGAAACGGTGTGGAGGATGGAAATCTTATTTAATGGATTTTCAGCAATACCATTACGTAACTCGAAATCTATTTCAATTTGCTTTAATAAGGCTTCAAGTTCATACCTAGCCCAATCTTCGCCATATCGTTCATTCAATACAACATCATAAGCAACAGGGTGAATATCAGGATCTTGGAACAAGTCCAGGCTTTCTCGTTCGACTACTGGAAACTCTTCTTCAACTAGATCTTCTACAATATCTTCAAGAGAAGCAGCATCTTTTACGAAGTCGTCTTGATCTTCATGAAACGTATCAAATGTAGCTGTCTCTTCTTCAGATGTACTAGCGGTTTGCTCTCGTGGTTTAGGAGCCTCCAGTTCCTCAGTTGTTTCTTTTGTATGTTGTTTAAAGAAATCGATGAAAAACTGCTTGTCTTTCTTTTTAAACGCTTCATAACCTTCTTCATTCATTCGTAAGAGAGGTAATTGTTCAATTAGTTGCCCATTCCAGGTATAAACAACGCGGTCTGGTAAAAATCCTACATTGACTTCTTGATTAATTCGATGGAGACTCACATCTTCAGAACGATTCTCGTCAAATAAATCAAAGATACTTGCTACTTTCGATAATTCATTTGGGTTAAAAAAGAAGTGACAATGTTCAAATGGTCGAATGGTATCAAAAGAAGGGTTAAGGGTGAATGTCACGTTATCTAAACCGCCGCTTGCTGTTTTCATCATACCGTCCATATGTTCAGCAGCTACTTTAACCAAGGCATCTTGTTTAGATATATAACTTGCTTCTTTTGCTTGCTGGTTATAACCACCTGCAGCTAGGAGACGTTGGGCAAAAGCTTGTTCTGCCAATTGCATTTCCATATTGATTTTATTTACTAATAAATCGCGGAAATAGTTAGCATTCTTCTTTTGAAATTCAGTACGCATATAAGGATTCATTTCATCAGTAGAGATGATTTCAAATACTTGGCCGTTAACACTGTAAATGACGTTAATGGGCGTGAAAACAATCTTCAAGTCCCTCATAATACTTTCAACCTGAGAATACGCATTATTTTCGATAGTACGATTCTTTAATTCTTGCTCTTGTTTTTTATCCTGTGACTTTTTGTAGTGAGCATTTGCAGCATAGCCACCAGCAATCGAGCCTAAAACGGAAGCAGGGTCAATGCTTAGGTTAAATGCAACTTTCTCTGCAAAATCGCCATATATTCGATCAGCTAGTTTAACTTGTACATTTGGAATTTTAATCAATTAAGACACCCCTTTAATATTCGCTCGTGTTCATTAGCTTCATTCTAACAAAAAAAGCGCCTTGAAATGGCGCTTATAAAGAGCTATCAGACATAATAGATGAGTTGATTTTAATTGGAAAACGAGGTTCAAAACCATTGTCCGTTGTAAGAGCAGCCTCTATGTTTTGAGTGAAGAAGGCACGTATGCCGCCTTTTTCAGGATCATAAGCAAAGAGCTTTCCATCTTTAATTTCATAAGGCTCTATTTTACGAACAGATAGTTGATTGTCTTTGTCGCGGTATCGAATAGCAATCATCTGCTTGTTAGCAGCTCCATTCATAATGCTATTCCAACGCTCATGAGGGTTTTGGTCAGTGGGAAGTTTAAGAAGGTCCATTTTTGGGGTTCTCCTCTCGTTTGCTTTTCATAGCCGCTAATCCGGCTAATCCTCCTCCAGCGGCAAGTAAACCGCCAGCGCCAGCCTTCAAGCGAGCGTTCGCCGTCTGTGTTTCTAAACCTTTAACTGTATCGTCTAATTCGTTTTTTGCTTGGGTTGTGTAGCTATCAAATAGACGATTTGTAAATTGTCCTTTTGAATAATCATCTTTAGCTAAATTGCCGTAGTTCTCTTCTAATAACTTAGGAATGTTTTCATTACGCAAACGAGTAGCGGCAACATCAGCGGGATTCTGACCCTTTAATTCATCGATTTGTTTACCATATCCCTTGAAATCTCTAGCAAACTGCTTTAAGCCATTGAAAGAGGGGAGAGCTGTCTTTTCCAAATCCTCTGTCTTTTCCTGGGCAAGACGTGGGAGACCGGATAAACCCATAGGCATAGCTGAATGCTTATCGCCAGGTCTAGGTTGATCATCTTTTCCTAACTCAATAATTACGCGAGTAGATTGGTTATCTGTATCTTTATCAGTACCATCTTTAGGGGAACGAGGATCTTGTCCATTTAAAAGCTTTGCTGTACCTAATGAGATACCAGTAAAACCAATACCACTAGCCACAGCTTCGGGAGTCTTCTTAGCAATGCCACCGAGCCCTTTATATACATCAAGAGAACTAGCTGATTTATTCATCGAATTATCCTCCTTCTTTTTTAGAAAACTACCTGCATGATGAAAGGTATCTTCTAGCTTCTTTTGATTATCCGGGTCAGAAGATGCGCGATCTAGGGCATGAAAACCTGAAATGCCTGCGCCGAATGCGGTACCTGTCAATCCAGCACCTACCATGTCTTTTGCGACTTGTTTCTTATTGAATAAAGGTTTCGCATTTTCTTTCTTCCGAGGAGATTTATTAGTAATAGAGGCTTTATCTCCATATAGTTGTTTCTGAATTTCTTCATCACGAACCTTTTCGTACAAAACTCTTGCTCGTGCTTCTGGATCAGTATTAGGAAAACGGGTGGAACCATCTATTGCTTTATCAACAACGTTACGACTCTGTTCTTGCTGTAAACGACGAGATACTTCATCACGAATACGTTTTTGGATTTCAGGGTTCGTATCTACTTCTTTAACGCCATTTCCTAGAATAGCACCTAATTGGTCAGCACCTTCACGTCCTGTTGGTTTTGGCATCATTCTTAGGTTTTGAAGAACTTTTTTACCTACTTGATAACCAAACTTTGTTTTCATGCTACCGTTACGTTTTAAGTAATTCTCGAACCCTTTTCCTGCTGCACCTATAGCACGCTTACCATTACGGAAAGCACCGCTAAAATCACCTTTAACAGCTAATGTACCAGCGCCAGTTAGAATCGTCCCTAAAGCGGCTAATTCTACGGTGTTTTGGAGCCATGAATCTTTATAGTTTAGATTCTTATCACTACGTTTAGGTTCCCACATGTTATCAGCCATGTTACCACCTTCTTTCTAATTTTTATTGTAGGGATTAGCGGATTTCATTGGAGATGAAAATTTAGGCTTTGAACCATTGACTCTCATTTTTGGTAAGGTGGGTAAATCTGTATTCGTCAGATCGGGAGCTGGTTGAGAAGGACTTGTTAAGACAGGTGGTTTATTTGTTCCTTTAAGTTTTGGAAAAAGAGGGGTAGTAGGAGGTTTAATGCTATCAAGTGAAGGGAGCTTCGGGAGTGCGGCTTGTTTATCGAGCATCATTCGCAAATTCCGAGCTCTTCTTTGAATATCCAATGTCATCACCTTTCTTTTTTACAGCTTCATATATACATATTGTAAAGGATTTTACCTAACAGAGGGCATAAAAAAACGCCCAAATAAGGGCGTTTCCTTTAGAAATAAATGCTTATCGACCATATTGGTTAAGGAAGCTTTCAGCTTCAGCATACGCCTCAATAGCTGCTTGCTTTTGAAGTTGAGCTTGCTCAAGTAAGTGAGCTGTTTTATCAACATCATACTTACTAGGATTGTTTGTTACGTTATATCCAGCAGTGTCTTGAGCTTTTGTTGATCCAGGCTGTAAGTTACCTGTTTCAGTTTTACGTTTTTCTTCATCAATGTGTTCTTCAACTTGCTTTTTAGCGTCAGTTAATGCACCGCCAACACCCTTCGCGGCAACACCGTCAGCGCCTGCAATTTTTTCTAGTTCATCAGCAGAAGCATCATGAGCTGCAATGAAAAAAGCTACTTTATCGAATAATTCTTCATTGTGCTTTCCAGCTACGATTTCATGTAGTTGGTCTTCAGAATACAGTTCTGTTGCTACCTTTACGAATGCGTCTTCCATTTCTGCTCTGCTTAAACGAGAGATGTGATTGAATTGTTCTGCTGCTTCTTTACGTAATTCATCTTTAAATTCTTCGTTATTAGCAATGTTTAATAGTCCAGCGGCACCTGCAATTTTTAAGAAATCTTGAACAACTGATTGTTTCATGGCTTGTTTGCCTCCTTCATAATAATTACCTTTATTTTGATAACTAGCTGTTTTCGAAGCTTCTTCTTCGTCAGGGTGGGTAGCATCATAGATCTTTTTACCGCCGAATAAACTACCGGCTGCTAGACCAGTACCACCAGCTCCCCAGCCAGCTCCTCCCATTACAACTTTCTTTTTAATGTCATCTACATTTTCATTAGCAGCTGAAGAAGCCTTTGTTGCATCAACCTGCTTCTGTCTAAGGTTTGTTAACTCTTCACCAGTGGCATTAACATTATCTGCTGCTGTAACAGCATTAGTAGTAGCTTGTGAAGCTTCTTGAGCAAGACGGTCAGCTTCAGCTTTAGCAACGCCTAATTCATTTCTAAGTTTCCAGAAGTTTTTAGTAGCGTCGCCAAATTCTTTGATCGTATCAACAGCTTTACCAATTACGCTGCCAGCTTCAAAAGCTTCTTTAGAAAACTCTTCATCATTAGCAAATGAATCAAGAGTCTCGACTACATATTCCATACCTTCTTGCGTATATAGAGCATTAAGGTTAGCTTCATCTTCAAAAAGCTCAGTAGCCGTCTTTTGTAATGTTTCATAGAATGAATCTTCGCTAGATAAAGCGGTTTGAAGTCGTTCTTTAGCGATTTTGTGGAGAATAGGGTCTGAATCTGAATTAGTGGAAAAATCGATGAGTTTTGCGAAGGCACCCATTGCTGGAAGAGAGTCACTAATAACTGGAGCTGCTACTTTCTCAAACTCGTTGTATTGCTTCTCTACTTCAGCTAAATGTTCCTGGGCTGCGTGGAGTTCTTGTTCTGCTGAATCAATCGTATCATTTAGAGCTTCTACATCTTCAGGAGAAGGGGGAAGCTGTTCTTCAGCATCACTTGAATCAGCAGGTTCTGAGTTAGCTGCTTGTTCTGCCTCTATTTCCTCTGGTGGAATAGGGGGCTTGGGATCTTCTAACATAGGATCTTGATTGTCCTCAGGGATAATTTCATTAGCAATTTTCTCTAAATCTTCAAGATAGTTATCCATTTACTTCACCTCGCTCCCGGTAGTGACCGGCTGTTTTGCTAGAGCTCCTTGTTGAGATTCTGTCTCTAACTTTCGTGCTAAATTAATAAGTGCAGAGAAATCAGATACATCTACAGTCGGCTGAACCTTCACTTCTTTCACCTTAGTAGTGTCATCGGCTTGTTTCAGCAAACTGTACTCACCTAACAAGTGACTGGCCACCTTTTCTGTAGGATTCTGACTCAATGTTACCACAAAATTAGGACGTGAACGTTTGGTTTTAACCATATGTTCTGCAATGGTTGAAGCCTTCTTTATAATGGCATCCTTATCTTCATCAGTGAAAGGAACATCAGATAAAAGAGTATTAAAAACCTCATTCCCATTTTTATATTGACGCTCAGACATAACAATCGAATTAGCTATTTTAAAGATAGTACTTTGTTTTTCCTTCTCTTGACGAGCTTTAGCACGTTCATCTTGTTTCTTTTGAACAGCTGCTACTTTGCTCATGTATTTTTCATGACGCTCTTTGACGTTGGAATGCGGTGTGTGAATAGGGGAGGTCTCAATTTGTACGGATGCTGCTTTCTGCATTTCACCCTTACCAGGACCACCACTAGGTAAGTTAGGGTTTGTGATTTCAGGTGGAGCAGAAAAGCCCATCTCCTCAATCACTCCGCTTAATGAAGCAATAGGGAAGGTGATACGTCTATCGTTTGATGAACGTAGTTGATCGTAACGCTTGTTATAAGCGATGGTGTTACTTTCTTCAACTAAACGCTGAATCTGTAAACGGTTAAATCGCTCACGTTTTGCAAGAACAGCAATGATCTGATTTAAGGTCTTATTACTAGAAAGACTTTCACTAGCTGCTTCTTCAGCTAAAGCTACAATTTTTTTCTGAAGTTGCTTACCTTGAGCTATTTCGGATGCAATATCTGTTTTTTTATCACGCTCTGGAATCATCGTAAATCCTCCTTTGTAGATTGATATTGTAATTGTACTATTATCAAGAAGCACGAACAGATGTAAAGCCTCTCTTCTTGCTTTTTCCTTCTGGTGTAAAGCTTCCTTGTTTGTACATAAGAGAAGCAAACCAAGCATAAAAAGTAGAGTGGTAAGCGTCATCTGGTTGTGATAAAGCGTGTCCATAAAATAATTTCTCCGCTAACCCATTTGTAGACTTGCGGTACTCACTGTAAATAGCAGTGAAATTATCATGGAATACGTTAACCATACCTTCATCATTTTTTCCAAAAAGACGTAGGTTTCCATCGTGTGCAAAGTCCACAAAGTCAGTCATCCAATCGGATCTCTCGATAAGGAATTTAAACTCGTTCTGATCATAGTTGATTTTTTTCTTTTGCTGACCTACATATTGTACTTGTGCAAAGCGTTTACCTAATTGTTTACGCAATCTTTTATTCTCTTTAACACCAGCCCCGTAGTCGGCTATGATATAACGGCATCTAAATGAATCTACTACATTATGAATAGTTTTCATCTGAAAGTCAGGGTCTAGTTCCTTGCCTTTTTCGAAACGTTTAGCATAAAGAATTTGAAATTTACCTTCAGGGTTGTAAGCACCAACAGTTAAAACAGTATATCCCGTTCCACTCTCACCATTCTTTTCGCCTTCGCCCCAATCAATACCTAAAAAAGTTGGTATGTTGGCAAAAGTTGAGTTTGTAATAGTAGTCATCATAGAGAAATCACGGTCAGTAATCTCCATCATGAAATCTTTTGTAAATGGTTTATCCGCTTTTTCGTAAGATTCGCCAAGTACTTCGTTCTTTAAGCGTAAGAGAGGGTAGTTTTCAATCTTGTCGAAGATATCGCCCGGGTTAATATCCGGCACCATCATTTGTGTAATACGGAAACCTTTTCGTTTCTTTTCTGGATTACGATGTTCCCAGCGGCCCATTGCACGAGCGATATCAGGAAGAGGTTTATGACATCGAGGGTTTCGGCAGATGAATTGAGTAGGAGTAACACTTTCTATTCCTAAAACTTGATGCTTAGAACAATGAGGACAACGGATAACCCAATCTGCTTGAGAAGATCCGTCCCATAATTGTTGTATGGTGTTCGCGAACGTTTTGGGAGTACCAGTGTAGATGCGGTGCTTCTTTTTAGCACGGGCTTGAGTCTCTAGTATGACGGGGATAGAATCTACGTTAATATCCTGAATTTCATCGATACAGACATCCTGAATACTGAGTCCACGGATATTATCTGCATCGTCATAGCAATTGCGCATATAGATTTCAGCGCCGTTTAAAAATTCTTTATGAAACACTTGATCTACTAAGTCAGAGCTCTTGTAACGCTTGCGTACCAAGTCATTTTGACTGTAACGGAATAGTTTATCTAAACGTGCTCTAGAGAAGGTTTTTACTTGTTCATTTAGAGGAGCAACATATAGAGAAGTGGAGAAGGGGCGAAGAAGTACGTTGTTTGCCATTTTGACAGAAATAGTGGTTGTCTTTTCTACTTGTCGTCCTGTCATCATAAGGATTTCTTCCAGTTCGGCCTCGTGAATAGGCTTTAAATAATTTCTTCCCTGTGTGAAGCGTAAGGGCTGACCGTTTAGCTTGTACATCGATTCAGCAAAGCCCATTGGCTTTATATCAATGCGATCAATTAGGGCCATAGTAATCACCTAATCTAATCAAAACCGAGAATTTCATCATCTTCATACACATCATCCTCATCAGGTTCATTGCGTTTTTTATTGATTTGTCTATATGCAAAATGAGCTTCTCTTTCCTCTTGTTCAATACGGTCGAGTGTTGGCATGATAACCTCAAGCATTTCCTCATTAACAGATTTGTTGGAAGTTTGATTAAGTGTATCGTCAATACTCATAATCTTATCTGTTGCTTTAGCCATCATCGTTACGATGCTATTAAGCGGGCCAACAATCTCATCCTCTGTACGTTCATCTAAATCCCTAAAGCGTTTATGAGCACGAGTCATTACATCTGAAAACATTTCTCTCATATCCGTTACTTCTAAAACAGCTGCATTGTAAGAAGAATTTATATGAACACTGCTTAACTTATTGATTAATTTAGTAAGTTCATCATTCTTCTCACTCATTTTAGAAATAATCTCAAAGCGTTCACCGACACTAAAATCAGATTTAGGGCGGTTTTTCACTTCAAGCAAACGATCTGCCAATAAATCTTTTTCATCCTGTAAGGTATCCAATAACCTTTGAACGTCCTGGCGTTTTACATTAAAAAAGGACTTAGCGTAGGCTTTAATTTCATCAGCAGTCACTTCCATATCGTAACGCTGATATAGATGTGCCTCGATTTGTTTAGGGGAATAACCCTCGATTAATAAATGTTCAATTACGTACCTTCTGGGATTCTGAAGAATTTCTACTAAATCAATTGGTTTTTCTTGAGGAATAATAGGGTCTCCAGTAGAAGGGTGATTTGGAATGTTAGCGGGGGTTCCGTAATGTTCAACAATCTCTTCTGCGAAAAACTGTGTGATCTCCATATAATTTAATAAATCTGCAAAGGCTACACGATCTTTCTCAGAGTTGCCAAACGTTTCACCAAACGTAAGAGGGGCATCTGTCAGTTCACGAGAGTATTTTTTATAATATTTTCCGAGCTTATACTTTTTAATAATCGGAAAAAGAACTTCTTGAAAGTAAATCTCAAAATCTTCTTTTTCGTTCCACGCTAATCCTAGTCGCATGAGTTCACGCCGTACACGTTCAAAAGACCATCTCTTAAGTAAAAGGTATCGAATATAGCCCACATATGCTTTTGACTCAATAGATCTAATGAGCGAACGGTTCTCAGGAGTAATTTTATTAAAGTGTACTATCATTGTGCTCCTCCTTTCTGCGACTTCTTATTACGCTTATTGTATAGCAAAATTACCCTATTTTCTTTTCGGTTTATCCTATAAAACACGAAAAAGCCCCGTCAATTGACAGGGCTTGTAATTTATTCAATTACTTACTGAATGTGATACGGTCCATTGGATCAAGGTGTTGACGAACAGGAGGTAATGATTCGTCTATGATCGCTGAAGCTGCCTCTTTATAAAGACCATTTAATACCTCGGATGCTTCTTTTTCACGATCTTTTTTAGAATTAGCAGCCGCCGCACCACCGCCAGCCGCAGCTAAACCGGCAGCTCCTGCTAAACCAGCACCTTTACGGGATTTATCTTTACGTGCTTTAGCAGCATCATTAGCGCCTTTTAATTTTTCATGTTGATTTTTAAATTCACTTACTGAGAGGCTATTTGTTTTATTGTCATTCCATGCACGTTGCATATTTTGCGCAGTAGCCTTCTCATTAGCTCCTGTAAAGTCACGAGCACCCATTTGAGCTTTGTATTTAGCATTTCCTAGAGCACCTTTTGCTTTGTTAAAAAGACCACCGCCAGGAGCCGCTGTTTTTTCAAGGCGTTCCATTAGTTCAGTAAATGCTACTTGTTCTTCATCATTATCACCGCCAGCATTAGCTAACGCATAACCAGCACCGCCAGCTCCTGCTAAACCAGCACCAGCTAGACCTTGAGCTTTTAACATATCGTTACGAGCTTGCTGTACGAGAGCCTGATCCATTAACTGTTGTTCATCACCTAAGTCTTTAACAGCACGATAATCTTTACCTAACGCGGTATTACCAAAATCTCGTGCTCCACTAAGTACATCTTGACCTAAGTTACGAGCTGAAACTAAAGCGTCCGCGCCACCTGCTTTAGCAGCTGCTAAAGCGTCTCCTGAATGACTTGCTAAATTTTGAGCAATATCACGAGGTCCTGCTGTTTTCTCTAAACGACCCATCAGTGATTCAAAGGCAATCTTTTGTTCATAGTTAGAAGTTTGGTTCATTGTATTTTCCTCCTCTGGATTTTTAGATTTTTGGTAGGCGTTATATCCACCAACGCCAGCACCAGCTGCACCAAGAGCTAGACCGCCTCCTAAACGGGCGCGGTTGCGATCAACTTTCGCATTATTTACAGTTTTTTGAGCCTCTTGTGTGTATTCATAGCGTTTTTGTAAATCTCGTGGGACGTTACTAATTTCATTGAGGCGATTTTGAGCTTTGTTTACATTGTGATTAGTGAAGTTTTTAATGAAGTTTAAAGGTCCTGCAGTTTTTTCAATGGGGCTAAACAGGGGAGAGGGTGAGGCAGTTTTATCAGCACCGGCTGGAGCGTTTGATACTGAGCCAGCACCTTGTCTTTTTTGACCATCGAGACCTGTAGAAGATTCTTGATTATTGCGTTCTTCAGATAACAATTCATCCATAATACGATTATTCATACGTTTATCTTCCATCATGCCAGCCCCCATTAGTCCACCAAATAAACCAGTACCTGCTGCAATAGGAAGGGCTTTTTGCTGTGTTTCATCTCTTAATTGTTGCTCTGCTTTCATTTTCGCTTCAGCGTCTTGTAACTTAGTAAAATATTCTTCTGGGGGCATACTAGCAAAACCATCTATAGAATTTAGATTTTCATAAGCTTTAGAAGCTTTTCTATAGTCACTACCGGTTAGCCTGCGAACACCATCAAGCATACCGGCTGTTTTAGATAACCGGTTAGCCAAATCATTGTTAGTAGCTTCTCGATCCATACGCATCTCCTCAATTTTCTGACGTAGATATTCCCTTTTTTCATCCTCAACTTCTTTTGTTATTTGCTCTTTATTAACACCATATTGATCTACATAAGCACCAAGACCACCGCCAAGTGCAAAACCTGTACCGGCACCAAGTAAACCACTAACTCCCATTTTTACACCTGCATCTACGGCTCTATTAGCAATAGCAGCACTTTTGCCTGCTGGCGATTTTCCAATGAGAGAGAAATGAGGTTTATCACTGTTAAGTACATGTTGGAACGCGCCTAGGGCTATACCAGCTGGTAACCCGCTTTCGGCGCCTTTCATGCCATATTGTAAAGCATAGGGAAGATTCTGATCATCAGTCTCAGCTTTCTTTGAAAAGAGGGGAGAGGTTTTTTGGAATAGTTTCAATAGCGTCACCTACTTTCTTACCTATGGGTGGATTATTACATACAGATTACCACATTTAAATTTAATTTTTCATAGCTGTACTACTCTTTAGTATGGTTGTTTTCATGCATGTGATCATAAAGCTGACCAGCTGTATAAGCTCCAGCTAACCCTAATAAGCCTGGTAACGCTTTTCCTGTAGGAGAATGTACTTTGTCGGGGAAATTACGTGTCATTTTTGCTTCACCAAATAGAGGTATGACCTTACCATGATTAAACTGATCTAACGTCTGTTTCACTTCATAAGGATTGTTGGAAAGGTACTTTAAATCATCTGCATTTTCTTTTAGTAATCTTTCGTAGAACTCTCGTTTCTCTTCGGGAATATCATTCATCGATAGTTTGCCTCTGTATAACTTTAGCATCGTATCCCAGTTTTCACGTGACTGTTCTTTTATTGCGTTAAGTTCTAGAGCTTTCTGAACGAGCTTTCTTTGATAATTTGCATCGATAGGATATTTTAGTAGGTGTCCCGCACCAAATGCCGCACCACCTGCTCCCAACTGAGCTAACCCTTTCGTAACATCTTCTTCTAACGAAGTTGTAGTGTCAGCAGAAAATAGAGCCATTTTATTCACCGCCCTTTGCAAAAGATACCTATATTATACTGAAAAGCGACCTAATGAAAGGCCGCTTTTCTTTTTACACAGCAGATTTTTTAGATAATGGGGGAATTCCTCTGTCTTCTAATTTTGTAAATGTGGGGTGAACTCTATCTGTTCTCATGATTTTTTCTATAAAGGCCGCTGCATCAGAGCGTTCAATGTCTGTGAGATGAACGTGGTCAAAATATTTATGACCTCCCTGATTGCTATATAATCGTGAAAGCATTTGATAGAGACCATTGTTCATAGGGTCTTTTAGATGGTGGGTTTCATCATCGATTTGAGCAAAGTTTGATAAAAAAATCATTTTAGATTCTTGCCCTAATCGAGTTGCTAATGTCGTAATCGTATCCATATCAAGGTTTTGCGCTTCGTCGATAATAATAAAAGCATTTGGTATAGTACGACCACGCATGGTTTGAATCGGTAAGAATTCAAGTTTCTTATTCTTAGTGCCCGATTGAAGATGATCGAGAGGCAATGTGTATTCCATCTCTTGAAAATTGTCTTTAAATGGTTCAACAAATGGGTCAGTCTTTCCAGCAAAATCTCCTGGAAGGTAACCAAGGTTTGCACCTGTTTGCACTTGCAGGCGAGTATAAATGACTTTCTTATATCTGTCCTTTGGATGATTTACTACTTTTTCAAGCCCTACTGCTCCAGTAAGGAGAGTCTTGCCTGTACCCGCTGGACCTGTCAGAAAGGTATATGGTTTGTTGTTATTTAGTATCTTGAAAGCGGCAGTTTGACCATGATTTTTTGCAGATACTCCTTGAAATTCCATATACAACACGCCTTCCATCATTTAGTTTGTTGTTTGATCGTACCAACGTCTCATGATTTTACGAACCTCCGCTGTACTTAATCCAAGAGACAGAGCAACTTGTACAAAAGGTTGACCTTCTTTTGTAACTAAATTGATAACCTTCTGTTCAGTGGGGGTGAACGTTTCGGAAATCTGTTGTTCTTGCTCTTCCTCAAACATATCAGCGAATAAATCATCTTCTGTAATACCTTCATCATGATTAAATTGATCCTTAAACGTCATTGCTTCTTCATCATCTTCATCACCATAAACAGCATCACCTAAAAAGCTATTCACATGGTATGTTTTAATCTTATCAAAATCCATCGTGGCATCGGAGGGATAGAACTGCCTAATTTGCTCTTCGGTTGGATTTCTTCCATATTCCATTTCAGCATCTCGAATAGATTGTCTATACCTATTTAAGTCGTCATGCTGGTTACGAGGAACGTATGGACCAATCATGTTTTCTCTGACAGCATTTTTGAGATAACCCTTTAGATTACTAGTGATGTAGGTATTCAATTTAAAGCCACGATTAGGGTCAAATCCATCTAATATTTGAGGGAGATAAGTGTCAGCACGCATGCGTAAATTAGATGCGGAAACAGTATTTCCACTTGGTATGGCGTCAGCGATTGCCTTCTCCACTAAAGGACGTAAAGATATCCTTAATTTTGTATAAGCTTGTGGATCTCCAGCTTGATATTCTTTGACCAATTGTAATTCTTCTTCTTTAGAGAGTTGCCCAGGCATTAGATCAAAAGCCATTTTCAAAAAAGTAAAATCTCGGTTCACGCATAAAACCTCCTTACTGTTTGTAAAAAAAGAGAGGGGAATCCCCCTCTTTTGGCTTACATACTATCTTTTGCATCCTCATTGAGATAAGAAAGTCCGGCAAGCCCTGGCACACCGAGAACAGCACCAGTCCCAATATTCTTTTTAGCAATGGTTTCATGGGTAGTATTGCGCTTGTGCATAGCTTCTTGAAGTGAAGATACAGACAAATTCATATGCTCTCTAGCTTTTTCTACTTCTGATTCAGCTTGAGCAAGTGTATTCTGATCAAGATCACTATGGAACAAAGCTCGGAATTGTGCATTTTTATCACTAAAATTTCTAGTTGCTTCTTCTGCATTTTGCTTTAAAGTAGCGAGTACGCCATCTAATGACTTCAACTCTTGTCTAGCTTTACCGTTAAAAAATCCGGCTTCTTTCTCTATTTCAGTCTTTTTTTTTTCGTCTTGAAAAGAAGAGGCATATACATACAAGCCATCTAACTGTGTAAGGGCTTCTTTAATTAGAGAAGGTTTTACTAGATAACTTGTTGTATTTAAAAGTTGCTTACGATTAAAGTCAATTAGATCACTAGCTTTTTTCTCGATAACCGGTTTAAACTCTGCCACCTTTTTAAACGGTTCTGCACCTTTATATAAATATTTTCCGTCCATTACATTTTCAGCTAATTTATCTAAGCGATACTTCATATTAAGAAGAGCTGATAATTCATGCCATTCAGATCCATTTAATCGAGTCGCTACTTTTTCCATTTCATAGGCAGTAGTTTTGGCTTGCTTCATTCCAAGAAAATCTCCGACGTTATGTGCTGCGTTAATTGTTCCAGGAGCAAGGTTTCCTAATACGGAAGAAATACCGCCAGCAACAGTATCCTCCATAATAGGAGTGAAGTTGCTTGAATTAAGCATGGAATTAGCAAGACCTTTCATTTTCTTTTTCACTTTTGAGTTAGCTTGATCTGACGGGGCAGCTTGACTTGCTCGTTCGGCACTCGTGATGTTAAAGGTAGCACTACGCCCGTTACGATCTGTGACTTCAAAAAATTTAGCTTGCGTTCTGTAGTCAAATCCTAGTGAACCTAGAAGAGACTGCGCTTGTTGGCGTGATAACCCGTCCTGATAGCGTTTTTCTAGCTTAGTAGCATCGACACCATCTGAACCTTTGTCTGCCTTCGCGTATGTCCATTTAACTGCATAAGTCTTAGGATTACGGTCTTTCTTGACAATAAGAGTAGCTTTGTTTTGTCCTTCATAAGCGGCTGTTTTAGCTAAAGGTCCTTCATTAAATAATCCATCTGGGCGTGTATAATAACCTTTGATGTTCTTTTCTGCTTTGAAGAAAGGAAAGCTCTCATGAATTACAACGTAATCTTTTGTATGAAAAAGCATATTCTTAGCTAGCCTTGCGTCTTCCATATCCTTTGCATTGTCTACGATATAGTTCTGAACTTCTTCGTAAGACATATGCATTGGTTCTGTCATTGTAGGATCTTTTGTAATAACTATACTGAAGCGTGCGTTGCCGAAACCTGCTATAACAGAGTTTGAATAGCGTCCAGCTGATACTTCTTTGCACTCATACACATCAGAGAGGAGGGAGTTAGCAGTACGTGCTCGATATGAAGGGTCAGACATACGTTCTCGGACAGATAAAACGATACCGTCATTCAGTACGTCACGCATCCATGTGTTCTCGATGATAAACGGATTATACACAGTACCAGAGTCTTTCTCTAATATATACATAGGACCAACTTCAAGGGATTTTGCATGTGTAGTAGGCAATTCAACACTATCAGGTTGACGTGTGCTTGCCATGAAAGCTTCATTGGATTTTAAGATGTGGTAGCCGCCTTTTGTATCTAGTACTAAAGCGCCTAAACGATTTGAGGTATAGTTTGGAGTGTTTTTGAACCAAGATTCGAAATTGCGATAGACTCGCCCTACACGAAATTCTACTCGGTTATCTTCGTAAAGAGGGAAAGCAATGTTATTTCCGCTAGCAGCACGGTGAACATTAAACAGCTTCTCATTTTCTAGCTGCATGAGGTCTCGTTTGATTTTAGCAGCATCTAACGTTTCAGTTTGGTCAGCAGCTGTCTTTTCAAGTTCTTCCCACGCTTCTTTTTCAGCTTGTTTAAAAATATGTTTCTCGTATTCTTCTATTTGCTCACTCGTAAACACTTTTACATCTGCAATTTTCTCCATGACTTCGTGAAAACCATCAAGGATATCCATATCACTAGCCATACGCATGATACGAGTTTCATCAACGGTACCGAAACCTGGTCCACGATATTCGTCATCATACCTAACATCTTTGTTTCGATGATTATCTCGAACCTGCATAATAGAACCTAAGAACCCATTGTTATATTGAATATCATCAAAGTCTGCCAGTTCCATCGTTTGAGTTCCTTCAGCACCTTCGTTTTCCTCTTCTTTCGCTTTATGCTCAATTGCATTAATGACACGTCGAAGTTTGCTGTAATCGTAACTAATCTCTTGATCACCCATTCGAATCGTATCAAAAGGAAGGAGTGTCTTATCTGAAATAATAAAAGGAATGTATAGCTTCACTCCGTAAGCAGTTAGCTCAATCGCACCAAAACCATTCTTCACATTATTACTTAAATCAGCATCCTCTTCATCGATTCGAAGATAAGGCTTTATTTTTACTACGTCTCTCCATGATCCAAGTGCATCATTCATCATGCTTACAAGATACTCTTCAATTGCTGCAGGAGAACTATTTTTTAGAATCATTGCGCCAGAAGCGGTTTTTACCATGCCTTTTGACATCAGTTATCCCGTCCTTTCTTTTCTAAATTCCTTTGTACATAACGGTCTTCGGCTACAGTGTATTTATTTTTGATAGGGATGAAACTAACATCACTAGCTTTCTTATAGAGATTTCCTCGTTCATCCATAAATACAGCAGGGCCGATGAGAGAATATTTCGGAGTCATGACCCACACCGCCTTTGTCATAATACCGCAAGTCTACCACGGATTGATGCTTTTATTTTATCTCTTTTCAGCACTCTTTACAGGCAAAAATACTGTTATAAGGACTATGGAAAAACAATTTAAATATAAGGGAGTTAAACAAAATGATAAAAATGTTAAAGCAGTTTGAAATGACAGTAGAGGAATTTATTCAACAACGAGATATGTTTTTGGAGGAATACGATGAAGTAACATATCAAGAAGTATTAGATATGATTAGCAAGAGAGCTATTCTAAATGACCAAATCGAATTAACAACAGCGTTTGGTTTCAGTAATAAGATATGGATTCGTGAAGAAAGAGAATATGTAATTGAAATGCTCGATATAATGATTAGAGCAAAAGAACGACAAGGACAGAAAATGGCAGCAGTGTAATGCTGCTGTTTTTTTCTTTTCTACTTAAAAGATGTTATAAGGATAGTAGAGAGGGCAATGCCCTATACGTGAAAAAGCAACAGGTGCAATGTGACGCATCTCCCTGTTGTGAGGAAGAGACGCAGGCCTAGTCACCCCAGAGAGGAGGTACCCGTTGACCGACCACGTAAAAAGTATCAGCAATAGCTGGTACTTATTTTTTGCTATTTCTATAATAAAAAGTGTTATAAGAATAATAGAGAGAAATAAAAAATCTATAGCTCAATTGGCAGAGCAATCAGTATAACTGGTGTGTTAAAGGTTCGAGTCCTTTTGGATTTTTTTTATTTATTTTGGAGGTGTGGAATGGATAAGAGGGAAGAGCTATTAAACTTATTCGAAAGAGCCTTAGAGGAAATGAAACAAAATTGGTCAACCGTTTTAATGAGAGGAGATAAGATACTTAAATCCGATCTTCCTAAGTATGGTCCAATTTATCATGAGTTAGTTCTAACAAGGATTTTATTAGAACAAGGAGGCGAAGTTTCAAAAGTTATTAGACATAAAAATGTGAACATCTTCAATCCTTACGAATCTTTTTTTATGGATTTATTTGAAACAAATAGTTTCCCGATTTTATTTGAATTGTATGAGTATGAGTGAGGAGGAGCACAGTGATTATCTTAAAAGATTTAGCGCAAAAAGCTTTACAAGATAAGTATTGTTTAAAGAATCATAAACAGTTTGAAACAATTGGCTTTGATCCAGAGGAACTTATTCAATTAAAAGAAATGGATCACAGAGAACTAACAGGATTAATGATTTATTGCGGCATCCACGTATATAACGGGGTGCCGCTTCTTGTTTTAAAGGATGATGAAATGCGCATGGCTTATCTTGTCTGGAGAGCCAGCTGCATAGATGTGAAAAAAGTAGAAGTAACTAAAAAATGGGGAAGAGGGATGAAATGGTTCAGTTATTTACGAATGGCAATGGAACTTTTGGAAGAGCAATAAACTTAGAAAAGTTAGGTAAGGAACTCAATATTACTTCTGTTGATGATGAAATGCGCTTACTAGTGTGTCCTAAGTGTAATAAGTTAGATGTTTTGCGCAAAAAAACAACCCACGCAAAATGCACGTGTGGAGTATTAATTAAAATGAAAGAGAGATGG